AATAACAGGTTCATATGAAATGACAGAAGTTATCCCATCTAATCTATTCAATAGAAGAGTTGTAGGTGGTGAGTTCTTAATCGCTAACAAATATTTGATTGAGGATTTTGAAGATTTGGGTATTTGGTCAGAAGCTTTTAAAAATGAGATTATTATGAACGAAGGGTCGATCCAAAATATTAATTTTAACAAATTTTTGGACCCAACTGATAAGCATTATGAGAAGAAAATTAAGAGAATTGAGCACTTAATCCAAAAATATAGAACAATTTGGGAAGTTTCACAGAAAGAATTGATTGATATGGCCGCTGATAGAGCACCATTTATTGACCAATCACAATCTATGAACGTTTATTTCCAGGCACCAACCGTTCAGAAATTGTCATCTAGTCACTTCTGGGCTTGGAAACGTGGTCTTAAATCACTTTGTTACTATGTTAGAACAAAAGCTATCTCAACTGGTGCAAAACACTTAGCAATCAGTATCAGTAACAGTGAGACACCAACCGCTGCAATCGCACCTAAACCAGAACCAATACAAGTTCAGGAAACGGTAAAACCAGAAAACAGCCAATTTGATTGTTTTGGGTGTAGCGCATAAGTAAAACAGCGATATTATTGAAATCCCGTCACATTGGCGGGATTTTTTTTTATTTACAAAAAATAAATTATTACGATATTTATTTATAAAAGAATATGGCAATTAAAAAACAAACATTTGGTATTGATTTCCCTTTTACGGAATCAAGTAGCGGTGATTATGTTGGTTTAACGACAATACCAGAAGCTGAGGTGAAATCAATGTTAATACACCTTCTTTTAACAAGAAAGGGATCTAGGTATTACTTACCAGACTTTGGGACTAACTTGTATCAATATATCTTTGAACCGCTTGATGAAACAACATTAGGTAAAATAGAAAATGAGATTCAGGATGCGGTTGAAAAATACATACCAAATTTAAAATTAAATGCAATTAACATTACAAATGTTGGGAATGAGCCTGAATTTTTAAATGATACCGAAAAGGAACACCAAATCAGAATAAACTTAGATTACACAATAAGCTCCAAAACATTCTCAACGAGCGATAAATTATCAATAACAGTATAAAATGGCAAACAGACAAATAAATTATAGTAAAAGAGATTTTGCTTCTTTAAAAACGGAGCAAATAAACTATATCAAACAGTATTACCCAGAGGTTGTACAAAGCTTTAACGATGCGTCAATACTATCAGTATTCTTAGATTTAAATGCGGCTATTGCTGATAACTTAAACTATCAAATCGATAGGGCGTTGCAAGAAACTGTTTTAGATTACGCACAAGAACGACAATCGTTATATAATATTGCTAAGACATATGGTCTTAAATTACCCACAAAATCTTCAGCTGTTGCGGTTGTTGAGTTTACAGCTCAAGTACCTGTTTACGGAGATCAAGAGGATATAAGATACTTACCAGTTATTAAAGCTGGTACACAAGTTTCAAATGGCGAAAATACATATGAATTGGTGTATGATGTTGATTTTAATTTAGCCACAAATAGTTCTGGTAACGTTGATAGAACAAAGAGACCTATTTTTGTTAACAACAAGATAACAGCTTACTCAATTACAAAAACTGGTATTGTTATAGCTGGTACGACAAAAGTTTATAACCAAACGTTTGTAAACTCAATACCTTTCTACAAAATAACTTTACCAGAAAACAACGTTTTATCTGTTGATTCTGTAATCCATAAAGCTGGTACGACTTTTACAGCGACACCAACCGATAGCGAATTTATCAGTAGTCCAAATAAGTGGTATGAAGTACCTTCATTAGCTGAAGATAGTGTTTTTGTTGAAGACATAAATTCACCTAGAGTAAGTGGTATCGCAAAAGGTATTTACCAAAAAATAGATAAAAGATACATTACCGAGTTTACCCCAAAAGGTTTTTGTACAATAACCTTTGGTGCCCAAACGGATTCATCTTTTGATATTCTAGACGATTTCCTAGATGGGGGTACTTTTGACCTTAAAAGTTTTTTAAGAAATGGTAGCCTTGGTATGGCACCAATAGCTAACACAACAATATTTGTTAGATATAGAATTGGTGGCGGTGTTGGAACAAATACTGGCCCTGGTACAATAACAACTATTAACAGATTAACATCGACTATAAACGGCCCAGATACAGCAATTAATTCAACCGTACAATCATCAATAACGGTTACAAATACAACACCAGCTGTCGGGGGTTCTGACGAACCAACGGTTGAGGAGTTAAGGAACTATATTGGTTATAATTTTGCTGCACAAAATAGGGCTGTAACGTTAAATGACTACAAAGTCCTACTATTAAGTATGCCAAGTAAATTTGGTACCCCAGCAAAAACCAGTATAACACAAAAACAAAATAAAATTGAAATAGGTGTCTTGTCTTATGACGCTAATGGTGATATATCAAACACGGTGACATCTTTATTGATGGAAAACATAGCCGCTTATTTATCCAAGTTTAGAATGATAAACGATTATGTGGTTGTTAAACCAGCTGAAATCATTGATTTAGGTTTTGAAATTGGTGTTTTGGTTGAAAACGGTCAACAAATATCAGCGGTATCAAATATAACCACAATTGTTGAAAACGAATTTTTGGATGAGAAAAAACAATTAGGTAAGAGTTACAGTGTTGGTGAGATGATCAAAAAGATTACGCAAGTTGATGGTGTTTTAAACGTTAATTATATTAAAGCATTTAATAAAACTGGAGTTGGTTATTCAACAAACACAACAAGCCAATCATTAATTGATTCCGCAACTGGTGAAATAGATATAACAGGCAATTACATAATTGTTGATGAATATCAAATGCTAAACATTAGAAATGGTGATACTGATATAAAAGTTATACCAGTTATTGCAACAGGAATTAATTAATTATGGAAAAAAACATTAGAATAGTTTTAAATGATAGCCAAACAAATGATAGGATTCAAGTAAACTTAGAAGACGATTTTGATAATCTAGAAATCTTAAGTTTAAAAATATCCAGTACGGATGTTTACAGAAAATCCTCATCTGATTTTGGTGTTATTGTTGGTAGAGTTCAAACAACCAATGGCTATGGCTTGCAAAATGCGAGGGTATCTATATTTGTACCCATAGAAGCTGATGATAAGTTAAGACCAGAGATAACTGAATTGTATCCATTTGAAACTGTTAATGATCAATTCCCTAATGGAGTTAGGTATAATTTATTACCAAGAACTAGAAACCAAAATCCTAGTCATAGAGCTGTTGGTAATCTACCAAACATCAGCGATTTTGTCCATTACCCACAATATGTTGAGATAATGGAAAAATATTATAAGTACACAGCAATAACTAACGACTCTGGTGATTATATGATATTCGGTGTACCAGTTGGTTCACATAATATTATGATGGACTTTGACCTTTTTGACACAAAAAGTTTTGAGTTGTCAGCTAATGATTTAGTTGAATCAACAACGCAGTACACCAGCATAAAAACAATAGCTGAATCAACAACTAGTGCAAATAGCTCCGATGTCAATAAAATACCTAATTATATTTATCAAAATGACGGTACTTTTAATGTTGAAGTTAAAACAAACATTAATGAGATGCCTAATATTTTTAATGAGGTAAAACAAGTAAATGTTTCACCTTTTTGGGGTGATGACGTTGAGCACGATGTTGGTATTACAAGATGCGATTTTAAAGTTAATTACAGATACACACCAACAGCCATATTTTTTGGTTGGGTAGCTACCCCAAGCGCTGGTTATTACATAGATCAAAACTACAACTTTTCACTTTATAATGATAAGAAAATAGAGTTATATGGTTTTGATAAAAATTTAAATCGTGATACATGTGAGGTTTGGCCGCTTGATGACATGGTGGTTGTTGTTTACAGATTAGATGATAAACTAACACCAGGTAGTAGAGTTAGGGTTGGTGCTTTTAAAGCTGAAAAGGGTACGGGTATATTTAGAATATCGTTACCGATGTACATGGACTATTATAAATTAACTCAATTCGGTGATTTGGTGCCCACAGATGATACTGAAAATAGTATACCAACAAAAGGTTACTACGCATTTGAGTTATATGAAAATGGCGAATCTTACCAAACACGAATACCGTGGGGTGGTTATAAAATATCACCAACGCCTGGTATTAGAATACCAGCTTCTAGGGACGGTGAACCTTTAACGGGTGGTTGGGAAGGTACTAAAAACGGTTTATTTGAGTATGATTTAATTAATAGAAAAAGAAAATTTTATACAATAAAAACTAAATATAATAAACATAGAGCTGATAACGTATCTTATGTTGGTAGTGAGGTAACTTATTTCCCCACCGTAAACCCTAACAAGGATATCGAATGGAATTTTCCTGTTAGTAGAGAAGAGGCTGTTTATGTAAATAACATTGAAATAATAGGATCAACGTTAATACCAAGATATCTATTTGATGTCGCACCTGGTTTTGATTTTGAAAAGATTGATTATACTAACGAAAATTATGATAAAAATTATGACCCAGCGGTCATATTTCCAAAAAATATTATAAATTATACTTGGGTATCACCGCTAAATTCATATAATGAAAAAGTTAAAGATTATGAATATCACATAGGAATTGGTTCTGGTTTGTTTGGTTTAAATCAGGGTAAAGTGTTTAGTGAAATATTTAGTAGTAGTGACTTTTTAGATTATCAAACAGGTACTAATTTTTATGGTGATGGTAGAACTTATAACTTTGGGGACAACTCTGATGGGCCTTTAAATTTGAGTTTATTTGCTGTTGAGTTAGCTAAAAGTAATGAGGCTACAACAAACGATGCTGGGGTACATAGAAGATTTACCCAGGCTTATAGCCCAATACTTACCATGGGACCGTTTATATCATCAACAAGTTTTGAAAATAAATTCCCTGTATTAGAAACATCAATATATGATATTACAGATGAATTAAAAGATTTAATAGATAATAAAGTTTACACATCATATGGTTTTTACACTGGTAACGCACAACCAACATCCTTTAACCCAGATGTATCAAATAAATACAATGGTAATTACTACTACTTTGGATATTGGGATGGTGCTAACGGTTTAAAATCAATAGAAAAAAATTATTTTACAAACAATGAGTAATATTATTGAAGTATTGGGTGAAAATAAGTTTTTTGGTGGAGCCAACGAAACTTTAAAATCTAGGGTGATACTAGAGCAACCAGCTATGGTTAGAAATGAATATAATTTATTTACTAATGTATCGCAAGATGACCAATATGTTAAAGAAAAAAATGAAAATTTAAAATATAAAGTTTATGGAACCATATCACCTATTATCTCAAGAGACGTATATTATAGGAGTGTAAAAATAAACGTAAATAAAAACATTTTTTTGTTTAATAAAGAAAACTGGTCCGTTGTTTTAGCAATACCAGTTAAATTTAATGGTTTAAAAGGTAAAAAAAGTTATTCAATAAAATACACGACATCAACAGATAATAAAAATAAGATATTTGATATTGACCTAAGCAAAGGTTTACCCGCAAGTGTTTTATACCCAAATATAAAATTCCCCAGTAAAAACTTTTCATTCTTATTACATTTTGAACATAATTTTTTAGTTGGTGATACAGTTTACATTAGGAGTGAAGATACAGCAAAACTAGAAACTGGAACTTATAATGTTATAAATGTTGACGGTAATAAAATAACCATAGATTTCCCTATGGACAACAAAAAATTTTTTGAGGCAAAACCTGTTGATAGACAAAGTTTACCAAATTTAAATACTATAGCTGCGGCAGTACCAACACCAACAACACAACAAAACGCATATACTGGTGTTATAAGGAGCGTTCAAACAAAAGATGATACAACTATTTTAAACGCTTTAAAAAAACCGAGACCAGCGCCATACGATTTAATAAACCCTAAATTTTTTATGTCTAAAGTTGTTGATAACGAGGTTTTAGAATACTATGTTAAACAATTAAAAATTGTTTCAATATCGGAAGATCTCGATCAATGTGGATTTTCAAACAATCTATATAATAATGGTTTAATTAACTATTACTTTACTGATGATCTTGATATAACAAATTTATATGATAACAAAAACGAACCAATAACGGAATGTTATTTAGGTATCATAAAAAACGGGTCAACACAAAAAAAAGTATTTGAGAGTGTTGAGTCAAATTTTAATTATTTAATTGATTATACAAACCCTGGAGAGGGTATAAAAACAGTGGCCGAAAAATCAACATCGGAAGTTTCCGATAAACCAGATTTAAATAATGTTTTAGATTATGGCATTTGCGAATATTCTTCTGAATTGTTAACCGAAACACTAATATCACCGATTATGCATAATTTTTTCCATAATGATGTGATATTCAAGTACAAACCATTTTATGAAATAAAATTAAGATTAAAATCAACATATATAGAAGACTCAGCCTCAAATAAGTTCATACCACCGTATGCTGTTTACAGTAGAAAAAACGATAAATTTATTTGGAAAGATATATTAGATCTCGGCTTTTCTGATGACGAAGGTAATTTAATAGATTATCCGTTTTTAAATGGTAGTAGATATGCGTACCAAAAATTAAATTTTCATGTTTTAAGTGAAAAAAATAAAACCAAAAAATACGTTTTAAATGTAAATGACATAACAAATATTGATTCGGTTAACGTCACTGTGGATTACATAAGAAATGTTACGGACGATTTATTTGGTGATAATAATGACGATACTAATGATGATTCATTTAAAACTTATACAGATAAAAAATGTTAAAAAAACCTTTTAAACAAAACACATCTTTGGTGACAAATTTATTTGTTTTTTCGGAAGACAATGCTTCTGATACCGACTTTGTTTTTGAAAAAACATTGAATATTGAATCATTAAATAATATTAATGATGTGATTGATTTCGAATCAATTGAATATAAACATGTCAATAATACCATTGAATTTGATATCTTTTTTTTGCGATATCTTTTAAACGATGAGATTGAGCAAATAAAAAGTTACATTGAGACACCATTTAGTGAGTACAGTAATAAAGTAATATCATCAAAAACTGCTATTAAAACCGAATTATTTGAGCTTAGAAATGAAGATGGATTAATGACACCGCAATTTGATGACACTCTTGAATTAACTAGAAGTGAAATAAATGATATTAAACCATACGTGGTTGTCGACCCAATGGTTGAGCTAAGAAAAAATTACCCAGCAAAACCAGGGTACCCACATTTTTATAACACATTTGCTTTACCCTTCTGGGATAAAAAAGATATCTGGGTTGATTTAAAATACGGTTTTAACAATAAGACATATTTGTATAATTCTTTTTTAATCATAGAAATATACGACACTTATGAAGTTGAAAAACAAAAAAGAATAACAACAATACCGATCTACGCTTCTGATAGATATCTTTTTAAAGAGAAAAGGGAAACTAGGAGCTACAACATACTTGATGAGTTTGGCAATATAATTGAATCGGTTACGACAGAGGGAATCACACAAAAAAGACCCGTATTTAATTTATCTGAGGGTGTTGACGGTTATTCATTTTTCTTTTTAAAAAAATACATAAAATCTGATTTTTATGCAAAATTTTATTTTTGGGACGCTTTAAACGGTAGAAAAATAGAATTTATACCTTCAGCAAAAAGTAACAATAAAAAGAAGTGGTTACAAAACGTTGAAACTTTCGATCAAAAAAGTCTATACCTAAAATATGAATTAGATTTTTCATCAAAAAAATTTAAAATTTTTGACTTAAATAATACAACGGATAAATTTGAC